GCCCCTATCTTCCAGAAGCTGACAACCGACGTTGCAGCAACATGGTCACTGACGTGGAAGTTTACACTGGCACAGGAGCGCGCATTCATCCAGTGGTTGCGTAGTTCAAATTATCTGAACGAATGCAATAACTGGTTCACCATGATGATTGACCTCGGAGGTAGTGGACTACAGGAACAAACGCTGCACTTTACAGACTATCCGGTGCAGACCAGCATTGATGGCGGAGTAGTTACGTGGACTGGCAATGTTATCGCTAAGAAGCTCAATAACACGATGGACGAATTTGATGATGTTCTGGTTGAACTGGATTACAGATGGTTTGGATGGTTGGATGAAGTCGTTAACCGTGACCTGCCGGAGTACCAATAATGCCATCATTACGCGATTACAAAGCAAAGCGCCCTAGCTGGGCGTTGTTTGATACAATAACGTTTTACCACTCGTCATTTGGCTATGTGCGACTTGTAGCTAATGTGCTGGATGAAATGATTCTTGGTGGCGAGACTTATCTACCAGTGCGAATGGACATCACACAGTCTCAACAGTCGAACACGCCAGCTATTAACGCAACCGTCAAGTTTGCTCGTCTGGCTAATGACTTCAAGCAATACCTTAAATTGTGGACCGGTTCCGGTCGCATCGAGCCAATTACCGCGCTGTATCAGCGATTTGAAGAGACAGACACTAACACTCCGCTAAAACCGTATCGCCTGTATGTCAGTGATGTGGCTATGGATGGTTCTGACGTTACAGTAACGCTGTCAATCAAAAACCCAATCAAAGGAAACGTAGCAAAACTTTATGACATCGCTCAATTCCCCGGACTGCGTAATGTCTGATGAAGAATTTGCGCAACTCATGTTTGGTAAGCCATACAAGGACAGATGCTGCCATGTTGACGCTGTCGATTGCTGGGGGTTAGTGGTGCTTTATTACCGCCTGTGCCGTGGAATCAATATTCATCATGACGACAGCTACGATAATGGCGGAGCTTTTGTTACCTGCTTCGATAGCGAGGTGACTTTCTGGAAGGATACGAAGTCGCCATCGGTAGGTGATGTTGTCGTGGCATATCGCGGCGGCGTCCCTGTGCACATCGCCATGATATGGGGGCGTGATAGAATACTCCATGCGCGAGAGAAAACGGCAGTAAGATTTGACAGACTGCGAACACTCGAAAAAATATCAACAAAGTTAAGGTTTCTCACCTATGCCAGTAATTCATGTTCAGAAGATGCCGGGCACGCCGAAAGAAACGGGGATTGTGCCAGCGGGTACAAACCTGTGGAAGTGGCTTAATAAATCAAATCTTCCTGCCAGCATTTCAATTGCGGTAAATGGCATGGTGCTCGGTGAAGATGATGAGCTTTCTTTCTGTCTGCGCGATGGCGACGTTGTCAACGTTTATTGCCAGCCATCTGGCGCGATAGGAGACCTTATCGGTGCGATACTGAAACCAGTAACGAAGATTTTCTCCTTTCTTACACCGAAAGTATCAACGCCAAAAACGGATAAAAGTTCAAAAACATCACCTAATACCAGCCTGAAGGCACAGACAAACATTGCGCGCAATGGAGAGGCACGTCCTGATAACTTCGGGCAGGTTCGCGCGTTTCCTGATTTGCTTCAGGAATCATTATTTGAATACATCAACAACATTAAATATGTTACCGAGTTCATGAATTTTGGCCTCGGAAAGTATGATGTATCCTCGGTGCGTTACTCAGAATCAAATCTCGGCTCTCTGGCTGGCGCGAGTTACACCATTTATCAGCCGGGAGAGGTTATTCCGGTTGTGTATGAACCATATGCTTTTGATGATGTCGATGGTCAGGAACTGTACGGACCAAACGAACTGGATACCGACCCGCCACCAGTGGTTATTGAAACAGCAACAACAACCACGGTGACTGAGACTGAATTTGCTGGCGGTCAGATCGCCGTTAAGATACCGAAAAACTCAGCATTCGATTACTTCGTTGATTTGACGATGCCTCATGACGTGGTGTTTAAACTTAATATCACCTACGCGCAGGGGGGTGGTGCACCTGTCACCGAAAACGTCACGCTATCAGGCCGACTTGTATCTGCAACAGAAACTGATGATGGCGGATTGCCACCAGTAAACTACTGGTACACATTTATTATTAACAGCATCAACTACTCTGGCGCGCCAATATCATCATTGAACGGCGTAACGATTAACAACACCTATTTCAACCTGACAGATAACCAGCCTATTGTTTCTGGTCCGTATTTCTCGCCGATTGATGGTGATCAGCTTTGGGTGCACTTGCAACACCAGACTAATGACGGCAATGATTTCAGTGTTTTCATTGAGTGGTGGAAGATTGACGACGATAACGTTCAGATTCCAGGTACATACCAGTCGATGAACTATTATCAGGACGTGGACAGAAACGACACGTTCTACTACACGATAAAGTTAACGCCATCGGCTGGTACTGGTCGCTACGCGATTCAGATGCGACGAACAAACAACAGCTCCGACACGTCAATCCTTCAGCTTGAGGAAATTCACTCCATTGTCACGCGAACAAATGTCTCTTATCCAGATGACACAGTGGTTAAGGTGGTTGTGCGCGCCACAGAGAATGCCACAGGAAGTCGAGACAGAAAATATAATGCGTTAATCACACGACACACCATCGGGTACAACCGTGATACTGGCGCTGTACGATATACCCTTGCGCCATCACGCAGCTTTGCAGATGCTGTGCTGCATAACTGGCTCATTACCGCTGGCAATCCAGAGAACACGATCGACATCGTTAAACTGTATGAGATTTCCGATAACTTACCTGATGAGCGACTAGGTTATTTCGATTACACGTTTGATGATGAGGATAAAAGCATCGGTGAGCGACTGCAAACCATCTGCGATGCGGCGCGTGTAACCGCATTCTGGGATGATGGCGTGATGAGCTTTTCTCGTGATGAAAAGCGCGATTATCCGGCAACTGTCTTCAACACCAGAAACACGCAAAGCGATGGATACAAACTGAGTTACGATATAAGCCTTCCAGGCACTTATGATGGGGTTAACGTTGAGTACCGAGACCCAACTACGAATAAGCAGGCCAATGTCTACTATCGCATTGCCAGTGGCGGCATCGTTGAAGGTGAGCCAACTAAGGCGAAGAAATTCGACATGCTTTATGTTCGCAACCGATATCAGGCCGTTGACCGCGCAATTCTTGAATGCCGACGCCTGATTTATTCCCGTCGCAGTATGGAGATTAAGGCGCTATCAGATGGTGAATATGTGAACGTTGGAGATATGATTCAGGTTGTAGATATGTACGATGACGTGCAGCAGACTGGTGTTATCGAAGCGCGTAACGGAAATTTATTCACCACCAGTGAGCAGCTAACCGCTGATGATAACCTTTATGTGGTGATCACCAGCTCTGACGGGAGCACATCAGGCAGACTGCCAGCAACAGTTACTGGTTTACACACATTCACATGCAATCTTCCATCTGATTTCGAGCTGAATATATGGGATGGCACACACGTGCAATCAGAATCTCGCTATGTGCTGAGTACTGAGAAGGAACTGGACACCACACTATGGGTTGTAAGTCAGAAGAATCCGGGCAGCGATGGGACAACGGCACTAACCATGAGTGAATATAGTGATGACATGTACGAATATACAGTTCCATCATCATGATACAATATACATCAAATTCACAAAGGAGCATTTATTATAATGGCTACCACACCAACTAATAAACCAATTCCATCGGAAGACCCGCGCGACCTGAAATTTAATGCCGGGAAAATCGATGAGGTTGTCAACTCTGAAGCTCATTACTACACCGATCGCTTCGGAGTTCGCCGCTGGACAATTGCTGGATTCCAGTACACAGCAGAAGAAGCCATTCGCAACTATGGCTACATAACAATGGACAGCTTCGAAGATGGAGCGACACTGACACTGCCTAATCAGACACTGCGTTATGAAGCTACTGGCGAATATTACCGTTGGGATGGTGAATTCCCTAAAACAGTTCCAGCAGGTTCAACTCCTGAAACCTCTGGTGGTGTTGGTCTTAGTGCATGGATTAGTGTTGGCGATGCTTCGTTGAGAGGCGAAATAATTCCAAGATTCTATTTTATGTCAGGTGTTGACCCTGAGATTTTTAGACAGTCATCACTGTCAGACCAGGATGTATTGCAGACAGCAATAGACTATGCGACCACAAATGGTTTTTTTGTAAAGCTAAATCCAAATATTGAATACAAGGTAACAACCATCAGCGTTACATGTGATGTGTTTGGTCCCGGGTACATTTCTCGCAACAACGATACAACTGAAGACTTAATACAAGTCAATGCGAATCATGTGAGGATTGTCAATGTAACTATAGATGGAACAAGAACGTCTGGTTCTTCAACGGCTAATAACATTATGATTAATGGTCGCACCGGTGTTGTACTGGACCGTACAGTGTCAAAGGCTTCAGGAGGTCACAGCATAACAATACGTGACACTCCAGTAGGAGGGGGTAACACAGTAACTAACTGTTTAGTTGATGGCACCCGCTCTGGTTATGGTATTTACCTGCGAAATGTTCGCGGTGAAACTATAAATGACACCGAAATTCAATCCGCGTATTCTGACGGGCTTGTGCTATCTAACGCTACGTTTACTACATCTCCGGTCACTATATCGAAAGTTCATGCGCACGATAACGGCGGAAACGGAATTACCACGCAGTTTATTACCACATCATCAACACCAGCATCTGACCAGGTATTGATTTCCGAATGTCTGTCGCATAACAATGGGCAGAATGGGATTGTTTGCCAATCATCACACTCAATAGTTTCTAACAATAGAAGCTACAACAACGGCACTACAACATCGCATCAAGGTATGCTTTATAACGGTACGTTTATAACATCCGTCGGCAATGTATCATACAATAACACCGGAGTTGGCTTTGATTTTGGGGACTGCCGTAGTTCAAGTTCAAATGGTGATATAGCGCACTCCAATGGGTGGCTAGGCTTTGAAATTAATGCGTGTGAAGAGTTCACGTTAAACGGTTTCATATCTCATGGAAATCTGAAAGGCAAATCTCCAGCCGATTTGCAAGCCGAAGTATTGGTCCACAAGGGTACTGGTTCGTATGTATTCACCGGGTTAAGTAAAGGTATAGTGGTTTCTAACGGCAGTATTAAAGGTGGTGGAGGTGGACAGAAGTACGCCATCCAAATTGATCCTAATAGCTATGATGTTGTTGTCACCGGAAACAACTGTAATTCAGTTGGCCTTACCGATGATATTTTTACACAGAGTAGAAAGGTTATCATCGCTAACAACGTAACCCGATGGGACCCAATGAATGACGCCCGCGTGTCAGCCTCTGGGGCTATCCTAAGCATCCCATCGGCTGGAGATATAATTCAAATAAACGGCGCGGCGGACGTAAACAATATAACCATACAAAACTCTGGTGCGTATGTACGCGGGCGGAAAGTTATGCTGCGAGCGGATACCGCTAATACTTTAATTCTAGAGCCCAGCGGCAACATAAACATATCATCGGCAAAAACAATACAACCTGGTAAGTTCGTCACTTTATTCTCTGCTGGAGACGGCAAATGGGAAGTGATTTATTGATACTTGAAAAAACCCCGCTTCGGCGGGGTTAGTTTTATCATCAGAATGGAATTGAATCATCGAAGTCAATCGGAGGCTCATTGCCTCCTTGCGGGCTTTGTTGTTTTTTTGATTGCTGCTGCTGTTGCGGATTTGTTCCCCATCCACCTTGAGGTTGTTGTCCTGATTGCTTGCGTGGTTGCTGACCAGAATCATCGCGCTTGCCGCCAAGCATCTGCATGACTCCGCCCATCTGTGGAATGACAATCTCCGTGGTATATCGGTCCACTCCGTTGCTGTCAGTCCATTTGCGGGTACGCAGCTGACCTTCGATATAAACCTGCGAACCTTTGCTAAGGTATTCTCCTGCAACTTCAGCCAGTTTTCCAAAGATGACAACGCGATGCCACTCTGTTTGTTCCTTCTTCTCTCCGGTTTGCTTATCCCGCCACTGCTCTGATGTTGCAATGGAAAGATTAGCAATTGCAGAGCCTGATGCTGAATATTTAACTTCAGGGTCATTACCGAGAGTACCGACAATAATTACTTTGTTTACGCCGCGTGCCATTTATTAAAATCCTTCAATTGGAGTTGGTTTATGTTCGGTTTTTTCTTCCTGCGGTTCTGGCTGTTGGGGTTGCGGTTTAGCCAATTTTGCAGGGTTGAAATTATCCTGCGGGGTGATTACCACAGGAGATAATTGCTCATCATTGATGAAAGACTCAATGCGATCGTATTCTGCAGCAGAAGCAGCCAGAGAAGGCCATATTGCGCGAATCTTATCTTTCAGGTTATCAGGTATTGATTTTGCTTCTTCCTTCAGGCCTTCCATGCCTTTTGCAGCTGAAAGCTGAAGTCGTGAGCGCCATGATTCAAACTCTTCGTCAACTTTAACGCCAGAGTCCACCCATTTGATGAGTCCGCGACCATGAGCCTCTCCAATATACCCATGACGAACGCTTTCACGGCCAGACTCAAAGAAGATTGGGCGTAGTTCTTCTGGTAATTTGGTGAACTCCTGAATTTTCCCTCCATCGTGCATCATCATGCTCACGGTCATCTCGAACATGAAATCTTTCTCGCACACTGGCTGCAACCCAAGTGATACAGGTTCCTTCGGGTTTGCGAAATCAGTTTTCTGACGTGCGCGAAGGCATACAATGATATGCATATTGCTTTGCAGCATGGCGTTCATGAACTTCTTGTGTTCAGCTTTGGCGCGTTTCCAGTCAGCCATCTTTTTCCCGTTAAGCAGTGGCTTTTCAGCAATCTCCGTGCAACTCCCTTCCCCTTCCCATTCGTGCGAGCCAGAATCAATAACAAGAACCTTAACTCCAGCAGCCTGAAACTCTTCAATGGCCTGACGGTAACGAGCAGGGCTGAATGGTGCATACATATCAGCGTGCAGGAATTTACCATCAAGGATGTTTGAGTACAGGCGACCACGACCATTTTCAGTATCAAGGAATCCGATTTCCGCTGGTGAATCAACCATTCCACGCGCAAGTTTCAGTGCGCTGTATGTTTTCCCACTACCAGACTGACCGGAAATACCGATTACCACGCGAGAACCTGAACGCTCTGCTGGTTTAATATTGAGAATACCCATTTGCATCACCTCACTAATTATAAATTAAACTGTTTTTTGAACCATTCAGGAGTTTCCATTTCGATAACAGGATTACCCATTGAATAACCCGGCCACGAATTGGCTTTTTTGCACGCCTTGTAAATTTCCATTGCACCATTCAACTGAATGCGACCTATGCATAATTGCTCTTCCGTTAATCTAATTAACGCAGGAATAAACGGTGCTTTCTTTTCCTGCACAAGAAGATTTACAGAGCGCGGAGCATGACCATATGCCGCAACAAACATGTCGTGCTGCATCGCCATTTTCATAAAATAACCAAGTCGCGCAGCGTGGCGGAAAAACTCTTCCGGCTTGGCGCTAACTGCTGTTTTGTAGTCAATGATGTCTCCACCTTTAGTAAGGCAGTCAAAACGAACCTTTGCCTTTTCTCCGCAAAGCTCACCGAGAATTGACACTTCAGCATAAGCACCAGAGAGAAGACTGCTGTAATAGCTGTTTGCGTGGATTACAGCGCGCATTTGCTGAATGGCATCATAATCATTTCCTTCTAACAGAATGCGACCTTTGGCATTTAGTTCAGCAAATAGCCGCTCCTCATCGTAAATTCGTACTGGCTCGCCTGTTGCGCGGATGATTTTAATCACCTCGTTCTTTGATTTTCCTGAGAGACCTTTGATTCCACGTTCTTTTGCCCATGAGTTCATATCACTGACGGTTACAAGAAGGCCTTCACCAAAATCTTCCTTCGTTGGCATACGCGCATATTCAGCATCAAAACGTTCAGGTTCAAGCAGAGCCGTATGGCTACCGGTGCCGAATATAAGCGCCTTTGATTGCTCATCTTCTTCATCTTTGTAGCGCCATGCTGCGGGGCAGCGGTCGTATATATTCCACAAACCAGAACCATTAATGTGCTCTGTGTCAGAGTGGTATTGCTCATTAGTTAATTCATTATTGAAATAGACTTTCATTTAATCACCACTGTATTCACGTAACGCTTCGACAATTTTCATTGCATCATCAAGCAATGAATAACCATCGCTGACAACATAACCACCATCATCAAGTTCGTTTAACTTAACAAGAAGATTGCGTAGCATTTTGCGTTGCCACTCATCATCAAAACTATCAGGAATCTCAATATCCATCTTCATCACCTCATTTGTCATTGTGTAATTGAATCTACATCAATCCACATCAAAAGGCAAGCCAAAATAGAAAAGTGTGGCTTTTTTTAGTTGTTCAAGTCCGCCAGCCACGGCAGCGAAGGAGCCTGATTCAGCGCTCCTGTTCAGGAAAGGTATCTGTCCAGGCTGCCACTTACTTTTTGATGTGTCATGCCGTTTGGCCTCAATCGTTGCTTTCGGGAATATGATCCCCGGCGTCAAAATTACTATGTCTGAAACACCCGGCAACACACCTTTCCTGCGTCTGCTTTCCATGTATTGCGGGCTGGGATTCCTTGTCTCGTTTGGTGCGTGGAACCACAGCACATCAGGAAATCTGTATTCCATCCACATCCAGTATCCAATCAGGTCTGTATCTTCATAGGGGCAATCACCTCGATAGCCGTCATCAAAAATCATCACCCGATCGCTTAGTTCATGCTGCCCGTGTTTCTTTTTCACTTTGCTCTCCTGTAAAATCTTTTCTGTGGATTATGTCGCGGCCTTTATCGTTAAATCGATGCGTTATGCGCTTTGGTGCACGAATAAGCCCAGTAAATGCCATGAATGCTTTTGCACTGTGGCAATTCATAAGGTTATCAATTAGATTCCTGTCAGACACATGGTTTAACAAACCTTTAATCTTGAACTGATTTTTCAGGTACTTCTCCTGCCGCCCAAAAGGATAAAAGACCTCATTAGCCCATCCTTCCTTCCCGTTTTCCTTCGTAATGAAATAACGATAAACAACACCTTTTTCATCTTTCGTTAATTCAATCTTGAAGTCTTTAACTTCAGTCCATTCATTATCCGTATATGCACGCTCATTCAATGCCGCGTTAGGGTCGCGCAAAACGTGATCACAATGTCGGCAATAACGCGCCGTTGGGTCGTTTTTAGTGCCGCAACCATCATCAAAAATCCGGATTCCGTGCTTATCAAAACCGCAACGGATGTAACTGAAAAACTCCTCGCAGCGACCATCTGGCGATAGTGCATCTTTCCCGATGCAGCGACGCGCATATGGGCTGTTCATCGTTCCGCACTTAGGACACGGAACTTGTTCGCCACTGCGTTTTGAACGTTGTGCTTCAGCTTCTTCCAGAATCGGGTCTTCATATAGCTGACCAAGCTCAAACATCGTGCCTGAGAAATCCAGAACCAGATGGTCTTCTTTATGATACCCGGCATCAATTTGCTCTTTCTTCAGCAGGCGCATTCCGCGACCAAGAAGCTGGACAAGGAGAGTTAGCGACATTATTTTTCGTAATATCACGCTTGTATCCCAAAGCGGAATGTTGACGCCGGTCGTCAAACAACCAATCTGGAAAACATATTTAATCTTGCCAGTGTATGCGTCCTTTAATGCCTTGCGTCTGGCTTTCATGCCCATATCTTCAGTGACGATCGCATAACTTCCTTCAGGTAAATATTTTGCCGCCTCCTGACAGTGCTTCTTGCCTGCGCAGGTAATTAACACACCATTTCTGTTTTTAGTCAGCTCCATCACTTTTAGCATGATTTTCTGCGTGAGTGTTCCTTGCTCAAGGATTTCTTTCTGCATCTGCTTGAGCTGCTCTGACGTGAAATCCTGCGTGCCATCGCTGCCTGACGCTTCAAATGCTGACAGGTCGTAATGCAAATCATCAATGTCATGTAGACCAAAAATAGTCGGAACAAGGAATCCAATATCAACAAGATATTTGGTGTCAATGTTTACTATTTCATGCTTCCAGTAAGCACCTTTAATTGAGTCTGTACCACGGAACGGACTGCCGGTATATCCAATAACTATAACATCGTGACCGTATTTAGCCTTACATCTGCGGTTAAGTTCAGTCATGATGACGCCATATTGCGTTTCAGGACTTTCGCTTGCCACGTCCTCCCAGTTCATCTGGTGGCATTCGTCAATAAGGATATAGCGAGGGGAAAAATCTGAAAGCGCACCTTTAGAAAGCAAATTACCTGACTCATCCTTCTTATCGAAAAGGCCATTTATTATTGTTCCCTCAGTGCCAGCAATAAGTGGGTATGCCGTTGACTTTCTGCCAAGAGACGCGCTGAATAGTGAGTTTTTAACACTCAGATTCCAAAGCTCTTCCGCATCCTGCTCAATAATCTCTCCCTGACGTGCAATGACAAGCCCTTCCCACCCCATATCCTGAAAGCGTCGCGCAATCATGGCAATCATGATCGTCTTTCCAGCACCTACTGATGCCGTCACAAAACTTGGTTTCGGGTCTTTGCCAAACTTACGGATAACTTCAGCCGTCTTTTCATAAACCAGCCACTGATAAGGTCGCGGCTCAATCTCACCCGTGTGAACAACTGACCGCAATTTATCTATATCCAACTCAGCAATCATTGCGTCTATTTTATGCGTCATGGCAACTAACCTTTGTTGATGTTTCTACGTCAACTAGCTTATACTCAATCTACACCAATAATCAAGGCGCAATTTATGAGATACGACTGGAAAGATATTGAGCCAAAAATGCTTGGCAATTGGCAAGCTGCCATCATGTCTATCGTCAATGTGGATAGCAGAGTTTTCAATGGCAAGCATCAGCCATGCCCGTCATGCCTTGGCAAAGACAGGTATCGCTTTGATGACAACTTCGAAACAAAAGGCGATGGCGGAGCAATCTGCAATCAGTGCGGTTCTGGGAGCGGAATGAACTGGCTGATGAAACTTTCAGGCATGAACTTCCCTGAAGCACTGGAGGCGCTAGGTGGATTCCTGAACATGCATCCGCGTGAAAAACTTGAGGCAATCAGGAAGGAGCTGCCGAAGATAAATCACAACGATGACTTCATCACAGAGCAGGAAGTCGCAGCAATCATGGCTAAAACGACGCGTGTCGCGATGAATGAGTGGACATTGATAAATGGTATTGGTTGCGACGTTAACGTCGTCAGAGGCAAATCTGGAGAGCTTATTGCGGTTGAGATGGTGCGCGCTGACACAATGAAGCCGTGCAACGTAGCATTCATTGGCATGGATGGTGATTCATTCAGAACGTTTTTCCGCGCAGGATACAACAAGGACTCAGCCATCAATGGGAAACTCACGCGCGGCGCGATAAGCCCAATCGGAGAAGACAACGGAAAGTTCATTTATCTGGTATCTGATTATGCCGACGCGTGGAAATGCCATTACTTCACTGGTGCGCATGTCTGGTGCTGCTGGTCGCCGGAAAATATGTGGGAAGTGGTGCGCTCTGTTAGCGATGAGATGAAGGCACGGTTACGCTGCATAGTTAATTATAAATTTGACGAACTTTGCGCTGCGGAAAACGCAGGACTACCGGTGATGCTGCCTGACGATGCTGACACAATAAGGATGGCGAAGCGAATCAGAAGAAAGATTTATGACGCTGGCGAGTTGATAGAGAAAATGTCAGTCAGCAGATAAAAGAAACCCTCCGATTGGAGGGTTTTTGTTATCAGTATTTCACGCTAACAAAGTCCGAGCATTTTTCTTTCTTCGTAAAGAGCATACTCTGGATTGCCAGTTTTCTGATAAAGAATCTCCTTCAGCCTCAAAATCTCTTTCGTCGTTGCAGACGCACCTATAACCATAGGCTCTCCGAATAAGTCAGAATCACTCAATGACTCAAGTTTCACCATTTCGTTGAAGTAGTCATCTTTTCTCGTCGCGTGAAGCGCCATCAGATATGGTTTATTTCTCTTGTTCCTCACCCAATACACACGGTTAACGCCATCAAGATAACCGCAACCCATTGAGCGAGCCACAAACTCTCGTGATAGGCCAAGTGCAAACTCGCCAATATCGACACCAATTTGTTCAGCCATTCTTTTACACTGTTGGTTTCCAGTTAAAAATTGTTCAAGCTGAATTCTTGTGAAAGTTGGGTTTTCTTCGCAGAATTTAAATATTGATGTTTTCATATTTATCACCGAATAAGTTCAGGATTGACATACACATTACTGTCAACAACGCATACCATATTCATGACCTCAAGCTTTGGAAGTAACTGCTCTTTTATTTTCTTCGAAATTCCACCTTGCGCCCTGAATGGCTTAACTTTCCTTGCTTTTTCAAGTACTCTTGACATGCTTACGTAACCCTTAGATTGTCTTGCCAACTCTATCGTTATTTCTGATAGCTTTTTCAGCTCAACCTCCTCACCAGCAGACCCGGATGATGTTGTTGCTGCAACATATGATTCAATTAACTCACCAAAAATAGCGAGCGCCTCTTCTGCTGTCTCAGCAGAGATGACCTTTGATTTCTCTTCTCGACCGTCAGGTGAAAACCAATTGCGTATTACGTGAATTACTGATGCAATCCTTACAACTTGCTTATCCATCTTCCCGATCATACCCCTTAGCATTGAGTGACCATAAAGACCGCCATCAGCCATGTGAGGTTCTGCCTGTTGCCTTGCTGCATAAATTGCCATTATTGCCTCCTGATCAAGAGACAGAACAACCTTTTCTTCAGTCATGATGTTGTGAATGAGTCTGTAATATTGAGACATCAACTCTTTATCAATCGGTGTATACGCTGGAGTTCCATCCTCATTTATGAACACACGCTTACCAAGCATTGATTTTTCACGTAGCAGGAGGAATCGCTCACTAACACCATTAGACCTTTCGCCAACCTGCATGATTGAAAGAACTGTTTCATCCTGAGCTATAACATTTATGCACCCGTTTGCAACAAATGAAAGGTTGTTTGAACCGTTAGCTCGCGCTGAAGAAACGTATTCCATATCCCACGCCTTAAGAACTGTCTCGCAGCTTGCTGTGGAATTTGCATTTGAGTAAGTAAGACCAAGCAATGTATTAACAGCGGTAGCCTCAGCAGAAATAACGGCAAATGACCCCTGAAGAGCGTTAAGCCTGCTCAACCCTTCAGGTGTTGAGTCTGTCACCGGGAAAACAATATCACCTAGTTTTTCAATCTCGTTTTCCAGTTTTTCCTTATCTTCGTACATGATAGCCAGTGCTGTTTTGTTTTGTTCTGATTTTATCTCCCTCTCAATCTCGCGCAGCTTGGCTAATTTTCTTTTTCTCTCCTTTCTTCTCACCTCATTAATTCTCTCATTCTCACAAACAAGAGGTGCTGTAGAGTATTGGTTTACGGAACTCTTCCCTGTTGATGGTGGCTGGCTAATGACAACATACAGTGATGTTGGCTGTTCACTTCCGTGATAGTTAACAAAAAATCTACCAAGCATGGCAGCTGAAACGCTGCCTAAAAAATTCAGATATGCAGAAGAAGCTGGAAACTGTATTGATTTGGCAATGTTTCTTGATAGCTTACCTACAACATCAATATCATTACCAATGCATACGTTTGTATATCCAGCATCATTATCATCAAAGTCCTTTGGTGAGTGCCAGTATTGCCGTGACGCTCCATATCCATTTGCTTCTATTGCAACACTCAGAACAGAACGCTTGCTTTTTGCTGCCATCTCAACAATATCTTCTGGCATTAGCTTTTTCTCAAACACAGAGCGCTCCTTATTTGATGCGGGTAATTTTCAATTCGTCTTCGCGCAGGCGAGTAACAAACATTAGCGAGTGATCGTTTGCTACTTTGTTCAGTGCAGCTCTCACACCTGCAACAGTCATGCTCCTTTCTGATATTTCACCTGACGTAATAACGCATTCTCCACTAACCTCCACGAAGCGAACTTTATCCCATACAAATTTCATGCTTGAACCTGCGCGGTAGTCTTTCATGTCAAATCCTCATTCTGGAATATGTATATTACTATATAGAAAACGATTGGGCACTTCAACACCGCTGCGCTTAAATCACAAAGGTAATTGATAGCACGAATTGCTAAATATGACGCTTCCTGTTTATGAGTTTCGTGGTATATTTCATTCATCAACACGTAAGTGATTGACCGAAAAGAGAAAAACAACAAATCCCGCCCAAAAGCCCTGAAAAATAGGGCGAAAAATTCCAGATAAAAATCAATAAGTTACAAAACATTCGCCCATTCACGCCCAAAAAAAGGGCGAAACATTTCCCATTAAATTCAGCAACCTAACTAATTTTCGCCCATTTTTGGTTGGTGGGTGTATGTATACATCGTATAAGAGAGAAAAATAGTAGATATGAAATGAATGCATATATGTGGTGTGGGCAAAGTGGGCAAAAGGTATGGTATGAGCTAAATCGAACATAGTTAGTTAGTATGATAGATAGATATAAGTAAGTATAAATAACTAACAATATTAATAACTTACATGTATATAATACTTATTATTACTTATTATCCATAATAGAAAACAGCTCAAAAAATGAGCAAAATTTTCGCCCACAACTTAGGGCGAACATAGGGCGAAGGTGGGCAAAAGTGGACGTAACGGCAAATCACAGAGACACCTGAAAATCATATTGACGTAGAATCATCATTGATGTAGATTGAACTCATCGAAACAAACGAGAGTGAAGAGATGAAAATCAAAAACCGTGAAGAATTTGAAGATGCACAGGCTATGGCGCGCATTGCAGTTAATCGACAGAACAACAGCATTCCTGCTGAGGCATTCTGGAACGCAGCAATGCAGGCTTTAATCTCTGCGTATGGGTTAAGCAAATGACGGGCGCAACATTCGAACTTATCGCCAGTCTGGTTATCGTGGCATTCATCATTATCGCAGTGGCAGTTTCAAAATCAGGGTATAAGGAGTAACAAAATGAGCAACAAACCAATCCAACCAACAGAAGAAATGATTGAGGCGGGTATTCGTGAAGTTATTGAAAACTTCGATATCGACTACCTCACTGATGATGAGCTAAGCGATGCCGTTGTGTTCATCTGGCAGGCAATGTATCAGGCGCACGTGGAGAAATAACAAATGGCAAAGACTATCTATCGTCGCGAGAAACTGGAACAAGAGCTTGGACACGTTGGCGCGCAAAATTTCATGAGTAAGCAGGCACGCAATGCAATGGAATCTGTGCGCGTAAATCGCGTTGTGCGCGTGTTTAATGGTGAAGGCAAGCGGAGAGTAATGGATGAGCTTATCGTTGTGTTTTGACATCGATTCATCACGTTTATTTTGACTGGTGATGATATGGCAAAAGTAAAAACATACGAGTTCTGGTTTTGCACAAGCATATTTTGCAAGGTGCGCAAAAACATCAAGCGCGTTCGTTGGTGGAACAAGCCTATTTTATTGGCTCTTTACACTGTGACAGCAAAATGCAAATTCAATACGATTGACATCACCGATGAGGATGCGCTCAAAATCGCAAGGATTGATTTTGAAGAAGATGGTTATTACGAAGAAATAATGGGGGTTAGGGTATGAGTGAAGTTAAGCGTTATGACATGAGAGTATCGTTAGGTGGTGTTGAATCGTACGAATCAACATGTGGTGACTATGTTGACTATGAAGATTACGCGGAACTTGAAGCCAAATGCGCGGCGCTAGCGGCGGAGAATGTGGCACTAAATGGAAAAATGGATAGACTATTATCCTGGTCTGGGATCGAATTCTATTCGTCAGCATGGGAGTTTTGTAATCTTGATGGTGACGACGCGCTTGAGTTCATATGCGACAAAGAAACATCAGCCACAGATGCTTTCCTGGCTGAAATTGAACGCAAAGCAATCCGCAAGTTCATTAACAGCATTGAGCATATCCTTCGTGACAAGATGTCACCGTATGACGCCGAAGAGATGCTTGAGGCTATGCGTATTTTTCTGGAAGAACATAGTGGTGAGCAAAATGAATGATTTATTTGAAGAACTTAAACATCACAGACTAACAAAAGTTGATTTCACAGCTAATAGATATAAGGTTGTCACACTTAGTGGTGAAGAGATTTCAACGTCAACACCTGAATTGATGGTTAAGTTGCTTCGTTCTTTGCGTGTTGCTGGCGCTGAAGAAGACACTACAAACCAGCAATTCGAAAGCCTCAGCAACCACAGTCATCACTTCATCAATGGCACTTGCGTAGAGTGCCTGAAAAGTGAATAACTACCCGTTCATCTTAATTATCAGTGCGCTCTATGTGGCGCACGCTTTATGGGAGACTTATTCATGAATGACTACAAACGACGCAAGTACACCACCAGCGCTAAAATCTTCCTTGCTGTATATGCGCTGGCACTCGTAGCAGCTATTGCTGGAGTGGTGCATTATGTTTAACGATATCAGCGACGCAATGCAAAACATGTGGGAACGCTACTGGAACAGCATGAAGACATGCCACTACATGATGGTGCAGTTCAGAAATTACATTGAGGTTGTTCCTGATACCGGCGTGCATGACATTAAGTACATGTGCTCAACGAGGGATTATGCTAATGCAAACAACTAAGCAAAAAGTCTGGCAAATCGCAAAGCAGCACAAGCTGGATGACTTTATCGCAAAGGTTGCGAAAACATTCCCTGATGCACTGGAAATCGTTCATGTGCAGACGCGTAATGAAAATGCATGGTGCTATGCTGGCAAGCGTGATAACGATGGTGTGCAATAAACGTATAACCACCATTGCTTTCACTCATATCATCACCCAACCTTTAACCCGCCTTGTGCGGGTTCTTTTTTATCTGTGTTAAACTAACGATATCGAAATACGAAAAGACGAAAACATAATGGCTAATCCAAACCCTGTCATGAAATTTTCCTCTGAGTACCAGCCTGCTGGCAGAGGATTAAGCTACAGAAACAGGCTTATTGAAGCATTAAAGCGTTGCGGGCTTGGTGAGGAGGAGTTTCTTGATGCGTTCATCAGGACTTCAATCAGGATGACTGAGGAAAATCCTACTCAGGGCGTGCAAATGCTGAAGGAAATATTTCTGCGCATCAGTCCGGTACAAAAGAGTATGGCACCTCCGGTTAATTTTAAATACCGCAAAGATGCTACTCCAGTTGAGCAGATAGAGGACGTTATTCAATCCGTTTCCAGCGGGGAGCTTCCAATCGACGTGGCTTCTCAGGTTGTGTCTATGATTAAGGTTGGGCTTGACGTGAAAGAATTAACCGAACTCGCCGCGCGACTTGAGCGACTGGAGAAGTTACTGGAGGCGCAAAATGCTTAATTCATTAATGATGATACTTGGTGCGGTATGGGTGCTGGTTTTTAACTATGCAGCAGCAAGTGATAATGAATTAGCTATGAGCGGCCTCTGGATTCTGGCATTCACTGTCTTTGCCATTTGCATCATTGGTGAACGCAATGGCTCGTAAACGCCTCTCCGCACTGGCAATAGAAAAACTGGAAGCGCAGATTGATGATGCGATGACGGATGTTGCAGAGTCCGCCATTTTTTGTATCTGCGACATGCAGAAAAACGTCATCAAGCGGCTAAGGATGACCGCAACTGGTGTTGATGACGTGACCAATGCAACAACTCATGCTGACCACCTGATTCCGGCAAAACTTGAGCGACTGCTTTATCCGAAGCGTTTTAAGTTTGTCTACGGTGGGCGCGGGTCAGGCAAGACAAGGACGATTACCACTATCCTTACTGAGCGTGCAAGATTTCGACCTGACCGCTTCGCCTGCTTTCGTGAGATTCAGCAATCCATTGAAGACTCAAGCTATCAGGAATTGTGCGACGAAATAGCGCGTAAGGGTGAGTCGGCAGAGTTTCGCGTTATCAATAATGAGATAACTCACAAAAAGACTAAGGCTAAATTTCGCTTTAAGGGGTTGTATCGCAACCAGACTACAGTTAAGGGTTTTGCTGGCATTACCGTTGGGTGGGTAGAGGAGGCAGAGAACGTCAGTCAGACAAGCTGGGATATTCTGGTTCCCACTATCCGTGCTGCCAATTCCGAGCTGTGGTGCTCATTCAACCCCAATAAGGAAACAGACCCGACATGGTCTAACTGGATTGCTCCTTATCACTCACAGATGGTTGATGGCATATTCGAAAACGATGAAATTCTGATTATCGAATGTAACTATTCAGACAACCCGTGGTTCTGGGATACACCGCTGCCATCCGCGATGGAGCAAATGAAGCGCGTCGACTTCGACCGCTATATGTGGATATGGGAAGGCAAATTTAACAAACGCAGCGACGAGCAGGTCTTTGGCGGCAAATGGCGCATTGATAACTTTGAGGTCAAACCTGAATGGCACGGCCCATACTTCGGGATGGACTTCGGGTTCAGCACGGACCCTACCGCAATGGTTGAGGTTTACATCGAAGAGTTACCCGGTGGACGGCGCAACATTTATATTAATCGCGAGTACGGAAAGGTCGGACTTGAGATTACCGATACGCCAGCCGCGATGGAGCAATCATTCCCGATGGCTAAGCGTGCACGATGGTATGCCGACTGCGCGCGACCAGAAACCATCAGTCACATCAAGCGTTCTGGCTTTGATATTCACCCGTGCACGAAATGGCCAGGTAGCGTTGAAGATGGCGTAACGTGGCTGCGCGGCTGCGACAGCATTGTCATTCACGAACGATGCAAGGAAATGCAGAATGAGGCAGCAATGTACAGCTACAAGGTTGATAAGCTGACGGGGAATGTGCTGACTGATATTGTTGATGCATATAACCACTACTGGGATGCGGTTCGCTACGCACTCAATGATCACATCGTCCAGCGCGGTAGCGGGATGCTAATCCGGCGCAGGCGATAAAAATAGAGCCCTCATTTGAGGGCTTCTGCTTATTCCGTTATTCCATAATCCGCAAGATTAATTTTTCCTTTGTAGTGCTTTGCGGTTTCTTTCATCTTCTCAATATCAATACCAACAATAACTTCATGGGAGTGGTTCCCGTGGTGGCTTTTAAAATGCTCTATTGCCTTTTCTCTTACTTTTTTGTTAACTCTTGGTCTTGTATGGCTCATGCTGGATACCCCACTCTTTCCATAACTCCATTTCGGACATACACATCTATGTCGTCTTTTGTCATTCTCGTGGCTTCAATGTTGTCTTTATCGCGATGGACAAAAACCAATCCATTGGCTGGTGCAAACAGATATGTGCTGCCAGTTATTTTTGACTTGTATGCTTCAAACATCTCATCACCTCACATAAGCATTTCCGGTTGAGTTAAATCTACATCACCAGCATATCTACGTCAACATTTATTATTGTTGTTGATAAATCTGCATCACCACACTTGACCAATCTACACCGAGCGCATAGTATATCTACATCAGCTTTATTGGAGATATCACTATGCGCAGCTATGCAGGATTTACACAGGAGGAAAAAGAGCAGGTTTATTCACTGGCGCGGGCTGGTGTGCCTGATGAGGTGATTTGTCGTCGGTATGATATTGACGAGGATTTCCTGCTGCGCGTTATTGATGATGTTTTCGTTAACCTGCAGGAGAAACGCGGATATAAGGGTATCTGCCGCAAGAATGATTTTTTGAGAGGGTGACATGATGAGTGGTGAACTATTTAAAAAAGGTCAGATTATACCGAAGCGCATTGGTGGATTATATGTTCATAGCAAAGCCCGTCACAGATTGGTATTTGGCTGTGATGTGCTAATTGATGGCAGTAATTGGATTGCCGTGCCAGGGACGGGGGAATCAATGGTTATTTGCAAGAAGTTGGGCGTTCGCAGAAATAACGGAACTTATCAAAGTGTAGAACCTGCATTTAATGGCGTCCACTTTAATGCCAACAAGATTGACTATGTTGTCAAGTTTTGCCGGTGATGAAATTAGTTGGCTGGGTTAATGGTGAGGAGATTGAGTGATGAGTGTTTATTTTTACTGCGGACACATCGAGCGGCAAGGTAGTACGGCTAGTGTTGGTAGTTTCTGCGGATTATCTATTGGCACTGATGCTGTTAGCGCATTTGAAGACGCCAAGAGAACACAGCTGAAGGAAATCAAGTCAATAACTGAAAGTGGTGCTTTTAATTACTATGTTGTTTTTGATAAATTCCAAAAGGTGGAGTGATGGCGCTATTCTGGTCGTTCTGGATTCCAATGAACTTTATGTTCTGGTGGGCTATGGCTACCAAGGTGAATAAACCAAGCGGGATACACTTTATTTCTGGTTCATTTTTCGCCGTGGTAACTGGTGTTGTGCCATGCTTGCTGTATCAATATTTCAAATAGAGGTGGGGTAATGTACTTTAAGTCACTAAATACTATCAGGAATGAGATGGTTGGCGGTAAATATAAAAACCACAGAGGCGAAATCGTAACTGTCGTTAATGTTGTTGGTGCTGGTGGAGGATATCAGGTCCATTTCAATTATGGAATGCCATACAATGTTGTTTGCGGGCTTGGCAAATTCAGAAAGCGATACCCGCACAAGGTTTAGCCATATACTATCCATGCTATAATCCCATCCAACGTGATGGGATTTTTTATTGGTGACATATGTCCAAAATTGATGCTTTAAACGCCTACATACGCGACCGCGTGGCGAACAATAACCGGGCGATTCAGCAACAACGGCTTTGTGCTGGCGGGAAGAATCTGGACCAGAAGCACGACAGACTCTGGACGGAATGCGGCTACCCGCAGGAAATCACTGCCGAGATGTTCCGCTATGCCTATGAGCGACATCCCGCTGCCGCCGCTGGTATTAACCGCATTATTAAT